GTTGTCCTTCCGGTTGGGGATCAGTTCGCCCGCTGGGGGATCCAGTGGGCTGGGAATGCGTCGTCCTCGAGCGGCTGCGCGACCGGGGTTGCCCCGGGGCGCAGGGACGCGATGGGGACGTTGCTGGGGACGGTCTTGCCGGCCTTGAGGGCCTCCAGCTCGGCCTTGGCGGCAGCCAGTTCGGCGCGGTCCCGAAGGAGCGCACCGATCCGCTGCGCGTTGGTGGCGATCTCTTCGGCTGTGGTTCCGCCGATGAGGTCGCGGTGGTCCTTGTCCACCCCGTGGTCGACGGCGGCCGTGAGTCGCTGGTTGGCGACGGTGAGGCTCTCCGTGTCCCGCTGTGCCTTGGCGAGCGCTTCGGCGACCTTCTGCTCGGCCGTCTTCTGCGCCTCGGTCATCTCATCGAGCTTCGCGGCCTTGGCCTTGAGGTCGGCGATTCCCTCGCGGGACAGCCGCTCCTTGACGATGCGGTCGACTTCGGCCTGCGAGAAGGTCGGGGCGGGTGGCTCCGGCTTGGCTTCCGGGGCGACGGTCTGAGTCGCCGTGGGGGCCGCTTCCGTGGGCACGGCTGCAGGGGTTTCGGACATGGGTTCTCCGTTTCGATCCCGTCGGATATCCGGCTGTGGAGCGCCGCCGTCGCGCCTACCCCGCGTGCTGGGGTGAGTCAGTTGGTGCCGAGGTTCGTGCGCATCTCGGCGAGCGTTGCCTTGGTGTCGATCGCGCCGAACTTTCCGCGGCGAACTGTGGCGGCGATGTACTCGTCGTACAGCGCTGCGGGGTCGTAGTGCTCCGGGTAGTCCCTGGCGTCCCTGACGAGGACGACCGAGCAGTCACATTCGCCGTGGAACTTCCGACCGTCCCCAGCGGACCTTGCCGTGGTGTACACAGCACCCCTGGACGCGAGCATGAGGCAGAACGCACACGTGGCCCCGTTAGGGACCCGCGCCCACCCTGCACCCGATGCGACGGCCGACCTGGCGATGGTCGACCTGGCCGGCTGCTTGACCAGCTCGTCGAGGACAACGGAGAGGTTCCCGAGGGGCTCCGGAGTCCCAATCGCCCAGCCCATGCGTGCACCGGCCCTGGCCGGGTCGACCGGGTCAACCATCTCAACCTTCGCCGTAAGGCCCAGGTCAGCCGCCCATACCTCGAACACGTCAGCCGCTACTGCGGAGCCCATCTCTGCGTAGGACGCGATGAGGTCCGGCCACGCCTTGTCGAGGGCATCCCGCACAGCGGCGAAGTCCAGCGGGTCTGGCAGCGACCGCCACACGGTGACCAGGTCAACCTTGGCCCGATCCGACAGCGTCCGCAGCGCCGCCGAGAGCGCGGTGACGTCAGCGGTTGACGGCATCGGTGGTGGCCGGCGGCTGGGTCAGCGCCGCGAGAGATGCCCGGGCCTGTGCGCGCCGCTGGGCAGCCTGTGCGCGACGGGCCTGCTGCTGGGTGATGCCGGGGACCATCTCGATTGCCATCTCTGGCGGGAGGATCCCCTGCTGCTGTCCGACCAGCTTGACCAGGCCGTCGACTGTGGCCGCGAAGGAGCGCGCCTCGAAGTCGGCCCACCGCACTTCGCTCTCGAAGTCGGCCGCAGCAGCCTCGTCGCCTCGGAGGTGCCCGCACAGCCGCATGAGCTGCTCGTGAGACTCCCCGACAGAGGTCTTGATCTCCCCGCCACGCCGGTTCTTGCCAGCCTCCAGGCCGGCGAGAGTGGCGTCGGAAATGTTGCTTATGCCGTCGATCCCGAGCGCCTGGATCGGGACCTGCCCGATCGCCGCGAAGTCCCGGATGGCCGAAGCCCGGGACTCGAGGTGAGCCGATGCGTCGCCCGGCTCGAGGTCGAGGACCTTGATCGAGTCCGGGTCAGCGTCGATGTAGTGGATCCGCGCCGCCCCAGCCTTGATTGCCTCAGCCTCACTCTGCGGCACCCAGCCCAGGAAGATCCTCTGCCGGAAGGCGGTGAAGTAGAGGTTGACGTCGCCGTGGAAGGTCAGCTCGTCGATCCGGTCGCGCAGGGTGAGCAGAGGCTCAACGATGCCCATCTGCTCTTCACCGGCGAGCAGCATCCGGTCCCGGTAGCGGACGACCGGGACGAACCCGAGGTCGTGGGCACGGGGCTCGACAAACTGCAGGACGACAGGGATGCCGTTGAACAGCGAGCCCGAGGGCGAATAGGCGGTCTGGCCTGTCGCGAAGATGTACTGCTGCTCTTCGTCAATCAGGATGACGAAGTCGCCCTGCTGGTACACAGCCAGCATCGGCCACTCGTCGGACTCCGAGTCCTGGTACAGGGCCGTCATCCGGCGCGGCGAAAAGCACTGGATGGACGGGGCAACGACGCCTGCCTGGGTTCTCCCGGGGAGCCCGAGGGCGTATGCCGCACCGTACTGCAGCACCGAGCGGTGAAGGCCAGTCTGGCGTGCGTCCATCCGGTTGCGCTGCCAGTCAGCCCACGAGGAGGACATCGTGTCGGAGGTCGCCGACTGGTAGCCGTCGACCTTCATGACCTGCCCGTACGTGTCGACCAGCAGAGGAAGGTAGTTGACCTCGGCCTTGCGGGCGATCTCCAGCATCGACTCGGGCGCGTCCTCGGGGATGTAGGACTTCGGCGCCCACTCCTCGGGCGGGACCGTGCGCAGCGCATCTGCGATGCGGTCGAGACGGACCATCTCCGACGCGCGGTGAGTCGAGAGGACCATGTTGACGGCGTCGAGAGCCTTCTTGGGGGTCAGCGCCACACGAACCCCCTCATGATCGGAACACGGACTGCCCCGTGCGTAGACGTTCCGTTGACCTGACCTTGCCGCTGTTCAGCGCGAGACGGGCACCCATCACCGACCCGACCATGCACACGGCAAGGTCGACCAGCTTCCCGCTGTCACGGGTCACCTTCCCCAGGGAAACGCCCCAAGGGTTCGGGCGCCGACGGGCATTGTGGACGTGCTGCCGGAGACGAGCCGACCCATCCCAGCGGAACGTGGTCGACGCGAGCCGCTCCGACAGGGGAGGTTCCTCATCGGCGTCACCGTCGATGACCTGGCGCACCCACTCTGCGGCCAGGGTGAACTCTTGGTTGCGGCGCACGCCGCCCGGCTGGGACATCCGCATGTCGAACCGGACCGGGTCACCCTGAACGCCAGGAGTGGCCCACACAGGAAGTCGAGGACCGAAGTCCCGTCGCCACCCGTCGATGACGTCACGCCAGTAGAGGGCGTCGTCCTCGTCGTCCTTCGCCGGTGACGGGTCGACGCCGAGCCATGACACCGAGTAGCGCGCCTCGGCAGCGCGCACGGTCGCGTCGACCTCGTCTCGGGGGGCACGCCACGGTTTCTTCGCCGGCCAGCCCTGTGGCCTCTCCCAGCACCCGATCTCCCACGTGTAGAGGTCGGACAGCCGCGTCGCCGTGGCCGCCGTCGCGTCGTGCGACTTCGAGCAGTCCACGAAGACGGCGATCTGCTCACGGTCAGCGACGACGCGCGGCTCCGCGAACTGGTCGAAGTTGCGCGGGTCGACCCAGGCGTCCTCTTCGGCGCCGAGCCCGTTCAGGTAGAAACGGATCGAGTCAGCGACCGACGTGCGAATGTCGGCCATCTCGTCCGAGATCCGCTCCCGGTCGTTCCATGGCGAGTCCGCATACGCAGCCGAGAGGCCCGCCATTCGCCCCTCATGAGTCAGGATGTCCGTCCCCGGGGGCGCCTCGATCGAGTCGTACAGGATGTCGCGCTTCCCGCGGTACCCCGGAGCCATCTGATGCTGCCACGCGAGAAACGCCCGCTCCGCGACAGAGTCCGTCCCCTGCCTGTGGGCGTTCGTGAACTCCACCGCCCGAGCCTGCACCGTTGCCGGCGACTTGCCCACGTTGCGGTAGATCACCTTCGCGTTGTCGACGCCGCCGTTCGACTGCGTCATGTGGTGCGTCTCGTTGATCGCTGCGAACGTGACCGGGTCACCCTCGCTCGACTCCTCCGCAGAGGTAGGCACCTCGAACCGGCCGCCGGTCCCTTTGATGATGGTGCGCGTTTCGCCCGGGTCCAACCCGTAGTGCTCGCGCGCCTCAGCGGACCACATGGCGTTCGCGATCCTCAGGACCTTCTTCGACTGGTCCTCAGAGTTGGACATCACCTGCACCAGCGGGAAACCTCGCGCCCGACCCACCCATAGGCCCGTGCGGTCATCCCGGTCATGAGGCTCCACCGGACCGAGCAGCTCGGTGTCGCACATCGCCGCGGCCATCGGGTCCTTACCGGTCCCCTTGGCGCCCCGCTTGATACCCGTGCGGTACAGGAACCGCCCGACCTCGTCGAGGGCGTACCACAGGATGAGGAAGCGCCGCTGGCCAGGCGTCCACCGCCACGGCTTGCCGGTCATGTAGTGGATCAACCCGGGCTCGTCAGTGCGTCCCTCGCTCCAGTTGATGATCTGCGAGCCGAGAGACGACCGAGCCAGCGAAACCCGCTCATCCGGGTCCGTGGGCCAAGGGATCGAGCACCAAGCCCCCGAAGCCTCATCGACCCAATAGCCGGGGAGGAGCAGGTCAGAGGTCACGGTAGTCGTCGAGAGCGACGACGTCGGCCGGCCGCTCCAGGTCATCGCCCGCAGCCTCGACATACCGGATGCGCAGCGACACACGGTCGTCGGCCGTCACGCCCATCTTCCGCTCGCGGTTTCGCAGCTCGGTCGCGGCGCCAACGCCGCCGCAGAATGCCGCGTCCGCGACGATGGCAGTTGCCACGGCGAACATCCAGTCCGAAGGTGTCCACCGCGCGCAGTGCGGCATCCGAGACACGGCCTCCCACCACCGCCGAGTCAGAGGCTGTAGGGCGACCTCCTTCGGTCCAAACGGCGTCATAATGGCGCGCTTCTTCGGCAGGTCAGGGCGCTCACCGGCGTAGGGGACGTCGACAACCTCGATCCAGTCGTGCGTCGGCTTGTTCCGGTTCCTCGCCTGACCCTCAGGCTTTGGCTTGCGGCCGACAATAGGCATGGCGGCCTCCCGTGAAAGGTCTCGGTTTCATGCAGACAGCGAGGCCCTAAGCCGTACGATCCGCGGCGGTGGGCTGTCGGGGGGTTACCCCCCGGGGTGTCTCGGCCGGGGGCGCTTGCGGAGGTCGGGCCGTCG